TCTACAGAGATTTACTTGCAAGCCAACTCCCGTGCCCACAGGGCGGGACAGACCAACAAGGTCACGGTGACCCACCTACAAGGCAGTCCCGTCGAGCGGCGCATGTACGCTATGCTGCAAAGCAACATAGATTTACACCAAGGTTTAGTCGATTTGTACAAACAAGTGCTTGACGACTAAGTTAGACAGTGTATAATTTCAATTGTGGGCGACCCCCACTCCATTTCTATTCAACGTAAGTCAACCGGAGTAACACATGGCAAATGCCGACCAACTTGTCGCGGTCTACATCAAGATACGTGACGCCAAAGACCTAAAAACAAAACAGATGGAAGCAGAGATTTCAGCGCTTGAGGAACAGCTAAGCATGGTTGCTGACGAGCTACTGGAAATCTGCAAAGCAACAGGCCAAGACGGGGGTAAGACTTCGCATGGCTCCTTTACACGGACTATCAAGTCCCGATACTGGACTAGCGATTGGGACAGTATGTACAAGTTCATCCGTGAGCACGATGTGCCTGAACTTCTTGAGCGACGAATCCACCAAGGCAACTTTTCGGATTTCATCAAAGAGAACTCAGACCTCATGCCTGCTGGTGTAAATGTCGAGGCTAAGTACTCGATAACCGTTCGTCGCGCTTCAAAATAACTTAAGGACTTTTTATGAGCAATTTAACTCTTTTCTCTTCTGGTGAAAGCCTCCCTGACTACCTGCGCGATGTCGCAGATTCCACAACCAAAGACATTGCCGGTAGCTCGGGCGGCAAACAAATCTCTATTAAGGGAGGCGTGTGGCGTATGGTTGTTGGTGGTGAGGAAGTCGCCAAGAATGAAGATCGGTCAATGAACTTCGTTATCCTTGCAACTAGCAAGGGCGTGTCCCGTACATACTACGAGGGCAAGTACGAAGAAGGTAAGGACGCCAAGCCAGCATGCTGGTCTGCCGAAGGCAATGTGCCTAACGCAGAGGTGACTAACCCACAGAGCGCTACCTGTGCTACCTGCCCCAAGAATATCGAGGGCTCCGGTGATGGCAAGGCCCGTGCATGCCGTTACAGCAAGCGACTGGCTGTCGCGTTGGAGAATGATATCGGCGGTAATATCTATCGTCTGTCGGTTCCAGCTAAGTCTTACTTCGGTAAGGCAGATGGTGACAAGATGCCCCTGCAAGCGTTTGGTAAATTCTTGTCAGGTCACGGCCTGCCGATTACTGGACTGGTTACTGAGGCCCGGTTCGACACTAGCGAAGCTGTGCCAGTCATGAAGTTCCGCGCTGTGCGTCCGCTAACTCGTGGTGAGTGGGAGATTGCTAAGGCCCAAAGCACTACTGAGGATGCCAAGCAAGCGATTGAGTTCAAGATGGTGCCAAGCCGTGAGAACACTACGCAAGCTGCGCTGCCTGCGGCATTCTCTGAAGCTCCAGCAAAGCCTATGGACGAGCCAACCAAGCGGCCTAAAGCCTCGGCTGCGGCACCTGCACCTATGCCAGCGAAAAACGTGGCGGACATCCTTAGCGACTGGTCGGTGGATGAGTAATGGTTTCTGCTGCTAGAGGGCACACCACCCATTTCATACGCCGAGTAGAGAGCGCTGCGGTTAACCCCGCAGTGCGGCAGTTGGCTATCACTTGCATTTCCAAAGATATTCCCGTAGCGGAACTTGCGGATTTGTTTGGGGTATCCCGTGCGACTGTCTACAACTGGCTTATGGGTACAACGGTGCCGCGCTCTAAACAGCTTGAGGCCATGCCAAAGATTACAGCCCGTCTTAACAAGCGCAAGTAATCCCAATGGTGGGGCGGTGGGGAGACCTACCGCCCTTTTCTTCTCCAGCTACCCCGTGAGGCTATGTGACTGACTTTTTATCATCCGTACTGCCAATTAAAGGCACGTATTGCACGGTAGGAATTCGGGCTGGAACTGTCCGGCAGAATTTCCACAACACAATAACTGACGTAGACGCGGTTGGCTCCGCGCTATCTACTAAAGGCGTAGATGCATACTTTGCACTAGCGTCCTTCCAAGATTCGTCCAGCCGTAAAGTTGAGAACGCTAGCTACCTGCGTTCATTTTTCCTTGACTTGGATTGCGGTACGGGTAAACCCTATGCCGACCAAGCCGCAGCGGCGCAAGCCCTAAAGATATTCCTCGTTGCCACATCGCTACCGGAGCCCTACATTGTTAACTCGGGCGGTGGGCTGCACGTATATTGGCCTCTGACTGAGGATGTGCCCGCAGAAGATTGGCGCGTCCACGCTAAGGCATTGAAGCAACTGTGTACACAACACAACCTACATGCCGACCCAGCGGTAACTGCGGACTGCGCTCGTATCCTGCGTTTACCTGACACCAACAACTACAAGAATGGCACTGTACGTACGGTTCAGATTATGGTCGAGGGGCAGGCAACTGACTTGGATACATTTACTGCACTGCTGCCCGAACCTCCGGCAGACCTATCCTCGGCTAAGTTGTTTGGCATGGACGATACCACCCGTGAGTTAGTAGGCGGGGAATACCCTAAGTGCGAGTTCAAACGCATTGTTATCCAAAGCCTTACCGGCAACGGCTGCGCGCAGATTAAGTACGCAATAGACAACGCAGCTACCTTAGAGGAGCCGCTATGGCGGGGAGCCTTGTCCATTGCAACGCGCTGTGAGGACGGTGCCTCCGAGATACACGCGCTCTCTGACCAGTACGCAGGCTATACCCCCGAGAACACCGAAGCCAAAGCTGCCGAGACCAAGGGCCCCTATACCTGCGATTGGTATCGCAACAACTACCCTGACCGCTGCAAGGGCTGCACACAGAAGGTATCTACTCCCCTGCTGATTGGCCGGATTGTGGAGGAGTCTGAGGTTATAGACGATCAGTACATGATCGAGAAGCCTGAGGACGAGTCATCTCCCGCAGTCGTACTAAGCATACCGGCGTACCCATTCCCATACTTTCGCGGGATTAACGGCGGGGTGTTCCGCAAGGTGCGTGATGCTGATGGCAACGAGCAGGAGGTTGAAATCTATCGTGATGACCTGTACTTGACAGAACGGTTCTTTGACTCTGACGAACACGGCAACGGTGATGGGGAAATGGTTGGTATCAACCTGCACATGAAGCGCGATGGCGTTCGCAGGTTCTTCGCTCCGGTAACTACCCTGTTCACCAAAGACAAGCTGCGTGACCTACTAGTAAAAAATGGCGTAGTCGCTTATGGTAAACAATTGGACGTACTTATGGCTTATTTTGCATCGACGATTCGTAAATTGCAGTCGCAATACGCGGCCAACAAAACCCGCAACCAAATGGGCTGGACACCTGATGGTACAGGGTTTGTGATTGGCGAACTGGAATACACCGCGCAGGGCACCAAGCTAGCTCCCCCTGCCAGCGGTACTAGGCAGCTTGCTGCTGCGTTCAAACCAATGGGCGCATTGGCTGAGTGGAAGAGCATCGTTAACTTTTATGACCGCCCCGGACTAGAGCCCCATGCTCTGACTTTGTTTGCTGGGTTTGGCTCACCCTTACTTAAGTTTATTGGCGGCAAGACCGTCAAGGGTGCGTTGATTCATCTGAAACATAACGGCTCAGGTTCGGGCAAGTCTACGGCGCAGATGGTAGCCAACTCAATATTCGGTAATCCCGACGAGTTGCTGATGAAGCAGGACGATACCTACGCGTCCAAGATGCACATGCTAGGGATGATGAACAGTATTGTGTATACCATCGACGAGATTACCAACGAGAAGCCTGAGAACCTGTCTAGCTTGGCATACGGCGTTACCAACGGGCGGGGTAGGCACCGGATGGAATCACAAAGTAACACCCTAAGGGTGAACAATACTACGTGGCAGAACTTCACAGTCACATCGGGCAATGCCTCTATCGTTGACAAGTTACAGCAGTTGAAAAGCACCGCCGATGGTGAGTTGAAACGTACCATTGAGATATCTGTACCGCGCTATACCGGCTCTACCAAAGAAGAGATTGACTCAGTATTTAACAAGCTCAACACCAACTACGGCGTGGCTGGGCCGGTGTTCATTGACTACGTGTTGCGTAATAAAGAAGAAGTCCTAGACCTACTCCTGCAAATCCAACTGAAGATTGACAATGACTTGTCGCTGGACAGCACCCATCGGTTTTACTCTTGCACAGGCGCATGCATGATTGGTGGCGCTTACATTGCACAGAAGCTGGGCCTGCACGATATCGACGTTGCACGTATCTACAAGTATCTACTGGAACTCATTACCGCGAACATTGCAACCGTCCAAGCTAGCGTAGGTAACGCGGACGTTATCGCCCAAGAAACATTGGCAGCGTTTGTAAACGAGAATGTCCGCAACGCACTGGTCGCTAACAGCATATCCAAGAGTGGGGCACCTGAGCTTCCCCTAGTGCAGCCTAACGGCCCCCTGCGGTTACGGTATTACCCTGACACGCAAGAGATGGCTATTCCTGTGTCGGAGTTCCGCAGGTTCTTCTCTGATCGGCAGGTGGACGTTAAGGATGCGGTGTACCGGCTAGACAAGGCACAATTCATGAAGCACGGTGGCAAGTCACACCCGACACGTATTGGTGCCGGGGCCTTGGGCGGCATGAGTGGTATTTTGGTGCGCTGCTATGTGTTTGATGCCAAGGCGCTGGGCCTTGACCCACTGCACTTTACGGATGATTCCTCAGGCTACTAGAGCCCCGCAGGTATTCACCATACTAGATGTTGAATACTTCCTTGATTGGAAACGCCTGATACCCGGCGCTTCCTTTTTCCTGCCTACTGTAGCTACACCCAAGCAAGTACAGGAAGTACTTGAGGTAGCCTATGAGCATTTACCATACAACTTTGTGGTCTACACCCGCAGGGAGTACGGTAGGTATGGGGTAAGAGTCTGGTGCCTTAATTAGCAAACCGTGCATGGGTCATGGTCTTGGCTTCTCGCACCCACTCTACAGATTTGTTTTCAAACTCTAACACTTTTTCAAGTTGCGCTTCACGTTTGTCCTTAGGCATAGCCTTTTCGCCTTCCGGGCTTTCTAAAAAGTTACGGTACTTACGTAGATCAGACAACTGCTTGAGCCCGGTCAGCACACCCTTAGATAGCGCCAGTTCTTCTTTATGCTCCTGCATAAATTCCCGCGCCTTTGCAATATCGGTCTTAGCCAACTCATTAAGTGTGTTCTGTATTGGGATTACCTTAGCCCGTAAGTCGTAAAACTCATCCTTGGGGTTGGTCAACTGCGATGCATCGTAGGCAAAGTTACTCACCAGCATCCACTGGTGCATAGGGCGGTCTGGCCGGTTGGGGTGCATCATGGAGTCTGTCACCATCATTACCGCAGCGGCGCTCGTACCAAAGTACCCCTTAAGGGTGTTATCAATGATGATGGGCGAGACCTCGTAATTAAACTCTTTGCTCATGTACTCTGCCATGCTTTTTGCCAACTCGGACGTACCCTTGCTGACCTGCATGTGAGGCAGCATCCCCTGTTGGTAGGTACCGATGAGTTCGCGCCCTGTGAGCGTCGAGTGGTTAAAGAACGCTTCAACAACCGGCTTGATAGCAATTGGTATAGGGGTTATGCGCCCGATGTACTGCTCCCGTGCGTAGTTCAGTACAGACAGTACAGCTTCCGATGCTTGGCGTTCTTCCTTAGTACCCTGCCTACGCTGCCAGTCAACTGCATTCTCGATAGCTACCTTAACAACTGCAATGTCGCCGCGAATTGGTATCTTCACACCGTTGCCAAGAATCCAGTTATTGTCCCGAGTGCGGCGGTTTAACTTGTCGTACTCATCATCACCGGCTTTGGTCATGGCATACGCTAGGGCTCCCGCTGCGTAGATAGATACGCGCTGTAGGAACATCTTACGTGCAGCCGCAGACTCAACACCCATTGCGTTTTCACGACCTGTTGCAGCCCGATACAGTAGGTCTGTACTTTGCGCCGCAGCATTCAAGAACGGCACGGTGGTAATTAAATCCTGCACAATTGCTGACGTACCCCGACGATGGAAGTTAATCAGTTCCCGTGCGCGGGTGTTGGCAAGGAGTTCATCCTTGGTTTCTTTTAGCGTGTAGTCGTACACGGCTTTACGTACTGCTAAGTCAGACCCGTTGGTAATCTTCTCAAGCCGGTGGATAATCGACTGGATAGGTGTGCGCTTACGCAGGTTCAAGTCGTACAGCAGGGTCGATGCTGGGCTAGGTGCGTTGTAATCAACATCCCCATGCAAGCCGGTACGGCCAAACTGCCGCTCCATATCGTGCGCTTTGGAGTCCTTGCCAGTCAGGTCGGCACCCAAGCTCTTAAGCTCATGCCACGATAGCTGTGCAAAATTACCTACAACCGCGCCTGCAAATGACAACGGATGCTTTACACCAGAGGTAAGCAAGGCACCCTGAATATCGGTAGCCACCTGACCCACCGCGAACGCAGGGTTGGCAGTAACAAGCAATCTAAGTAGCTTAGACGCCTTTGCCATTTGACGTATGTACGCAGGTGGCACTCGTGGGGCATCTATAAACGCAGCCGCATCGTACTGCGTGGGTACATCGTAAAACACTTTCTCGCCATTGCGAAACACCGGTATGGTGAACCCAGTCTTACTAGCCGTCTGGGAAGGCCCAATGTATGTAGCTGCGCCTACCGCGCCCATAGCCCCAACAAGTTCGACGTTAGCGTTTTGCTTAACAAGCTGCTGCATTAACCAACCCATTGTCCTGAAATAGTTATCAATGACGTTGCCTACAGGGCGAACTTCCGACCCCATAAGTTCTGGCAGTTTGCCTAACTGCGCAATACCGCGCCCTGAAATACGGTGGGCGCTAGAGAAGAACTTATCGTCAAATTCAGATAGGCGGTCAAACGGTACGTAGTTAATAGCTTCACGGTAAAACTTGGAATCTTTCGCGGTCAATCGCCCAGCCGCCTCTAACTGATCTATCAATGGTATACGTCCCGCATCCATGATACGGCTTACTTCTTTAAGCTCAGGGCTTGCGTTGTACTCAGCCATAGCGGTAGCAATACCAGCAGCATCTACAACCCCGTTAGCCCGCCAGTGGATAAGCACATCCGCTGTGCCCGCCATATTCTGCTTGACTAGCTTATCCAGTCGGGCTCCTTCCAGCAACACACTAGCTCGTGCATAGCCTTCTTCAAACTTAAGCCCTTTAGATTCAATCCATTTTTGCAAGGGTTTATACAAGTCCTGTGGAGCATCTTTCGCTTTGTATATTTCCCACAATCCTGTAGCTGTATTTTTACGTATGCCACCTTCTTCAAATAGCATGGGCATAATTTTCTGCGTATCTTCAGCTTGTCGGGCTACTGCTAGGGCATTTGTCTTGCCCGCTGCATCGCGCACTGCGCCATCGTATAGCGCAGCCAGCCGACTGGACACCGCAGCAAACCTATCCACAGTAAATGTCCGTACCTTATCCACGGCCCCGATACCTTCTAGGGGCTTGACTGCTGCAACTGCGGATGAAGTAGCTTGTTTGATCGCTTGAGTTACAGTAGTAGGCTTGTAAACAATACCTGCTGCTCGGTCTTCGATGCTCATACCGCCCGTACTTGTCGGGCCTGTAGCAAACCTAGTACCTTGGTCAGCTTGCGGAGCTACGCCGGATTCAACAAACTCACGGGCAGGTATGATGAACTTAGCAATGATGTCATTGTTAGTCATCTGCAAGTTTGGTAGAACTTTACGCAGCATGGCACGAATTGCTGCCACAGCCCGCTGCACAATACCTAGTGTGGGTTTGGTTTGCGCTAAGTCCGCCAGTATTTCTTCTGCGACTTCTAGGGCTTGTTCGGGGTTAGTTAAATCAAACCCGCGTTGCTTTGCCAACCGTTGCATTTCAGCGGGGTAAGCCTTCTGTACTTCTAGCAAGGATGCATCAAGCGCACCCCCGAATAATCCGCGTAGGCCGTAGTGGCCTAAGACTTCATGGGATAAGGCAGTAACTACATCTTGGGGACTGCTCATAGAGTCCGCTACTACATACACCTGCCCGTTATGATAGAACCCAGTGGGGCTACCAGTCTCGCCTTGGCGTACTCGCTCTGCAAGGTGGGCCCTAACTACGGTAGGAACCGCAGGGTCGTCCATGTTCTGAACAACTGTTATCTCAGGGGCATTTTTCCACGCAGATTTCACCTTATCGCCAAGGGCTTGCACCTTATCGCGGGACATTGGAGTCGTAGGGGTTTTACCAAACTGAAATCGGGTCTTACTGGCTTGCTCAGTCAGGAAGTTGAACGCCATTTCTGCAACGGCTTCTTGGCCCTCACCACCAGTTTTCGCATCCTCAATGTCGCGTAGGTGCCGTTGGGCGTCTTTCTTTACACCTTCGGAGAACTTGGGGGAACTTACGATTTCATTAAGTGCCCCATTAATTTGGGGGAGCATACCCACTACATCCACTGCGCCTTCCCGGCGTGTCGCCCTATCGGGTACTACAGTACGTGCGGTCTCAGGGATAGCTTGGGCGCTCTTTTTCTCCTGCTCAGCCAGTCGTGCTGCGACTGCCGCAGCTTCTTGTTGACGGGCTAGTTCTAATGTATCTTGCTGAGTTGTTTGATCGCTAACTCCTGCATTAGCAGGTTGTTCAGTAGAAACCAATCGCTGTTGGTCAGTTCCTGTAGTGACTCCGGTATCTGCTGCTCCGGGTTCTGTGATAGGTCGAACAGGTACAGCCACGCTTGGCTCACTTGCTCTGGGTTCAATGGCAGGCTGAATTGCTGGAGGTTTTCCATCTGCATTTTGTGTCTCCGATTGGGCTACGTTGGCTTCAATTTCTTTGAACGCCTTCTTTACAAACCGATTGTCTGGAATCTTGTCAGGGTTTGCTTTGGCAAAAGCTATGGCATCTTCAGGCGTCTTACCAACTATATTGTCCCGCATCCACTGCTTGTTGGCCTTGGACATAGACGGATGGATAACCTCCTGCTCAGTGAGCGGGGCAGGCGCATACATATCCAACCGTTGCTGTCCTGCGGCTTCTAACTCCGCCGCAGTGGGCGCTACTTCAGGTGCAAGCTGAGCCTGCACCTCACGGGTAGGTAGCTTATCCGTAGTCTGGGCTTCCCTAATCTCCATCTGTTGCGGCTCGGCAGTTGCAAATGCAGACTCCTTGGCCTTGGCCTCGTCAGCTTTAGTCTGTGCAACTTTTTCGGTTTCTTGCTTGACCAACTCACCAGTTAACTGCCGCATCTGGTAGTCAAGGTCGCGGATACGGTCTTGGACTTCAGGGGTTGAAGGCACCTGCTTCAACGATTCTTTTTCTTGCAGCAGGCTAAACCATGTCCGCTCTATCTCAGGGGTGGTAGGTGCA